GTTCTTATCGACTCGGGCGGCTATCCTCAATCAAACCACCCGAACCAGATACCAACGAAAACCAGGATGACCGGGCAGACAACAATCAGCATCAGGGCAAGGTCAGCTAGGGTCATGCTGCGAACAAGTCCTGTTGCGCTCCTTATCCACATCAAGGCTCGGCAGTTCGTGGTATTCGTGCGCCCTTTGGTATTGCTCCATCAAGACCTTCGGGGGTTTGTAGGGCTTGAATGTCGGAACATGTACGCTTTCTGCGTAATTACGTACGTAATGTGCGTTGAATCTTTCCGCCGCACTCATCGTCCGATTGCTGGCTTGCTTCGCGTCTGTTTGCCGGTTCATTTTCTCCACCTCACGCTATGCCCGTTCTCTTGGGCGGTTATCTCGATAACTTCTATCCCGTTGCTTCTAAGGTCATCTATTACGGCTGTACAAAAAGGCATAGCTGCCCGTCTTTGCTCCCTCGATAGCTTTTGCGACAACGGGCGATCTGACTTTCTCAAACGGTCTGACTCTGATTCTTGGGTTTGCTTCGGCATACTCTTTCAGCTTCTTCTTCGGCGGTTGTGGGCCGCGAATCCCCCTCACCCCCTCGACCAAAATCTCATGCGTCGTAAATCGAATCTCGCAGGGCAAGCACTCGTTGCGGCGAACCGTGAAACCCTTGCGGCGCTTCGTGCTTAACGTCTGAGCCGGTTTCTTGCATTCAGGGCAAATGAAACTCACAGCGGCATCTCCGCAAGTTCTTCTTCGTCCTGTCCTGGCTCCCGCTCCACCATCACTTGCAATGACCGCTTGGCAAAGAAACTCTCGGCAAATCGGTAAGCGATGGACTCAATCGGGGCGGTCTTCAAAACCCGCTTCCAGTGCTGTTCAGGCGTCGGCTTGGGTGCGGACAGGATCTTGCGAATCTCGGCCAGTTGTTGCTTACCGTAGGGCGTTGCTGCGGCTTTCTTCCAGCCTTCGTCAAACGCTTTTTTCTCCGCAACGGCGACACGTTCACGCGTTTCTGCCGCGCCTTCGTTGCAGACTTTCCACAGGTCATTCGGAACGGGAAACTTCGGGTGCGTCTTCGCCCATCCGTCGATCAGCGAGAAAACATGCGGTGCCGGAAACTCTTTCAGCACATCAAACCAGCCAAGCACAGCAGCCTCGGTCAACGGCTTGCGCTCCAAAACTTCGGCCAGCTTGTTCAGCCGCTTACCCAAATCCGGGATTTCATTTGCCAGCAATTAGGGCCTCCGCTTTGGCTACGAGGTTTGAATAATCAGGAGCCGCGCCCTTCCCTGCGTACTCCATTTCCCTGCGAATCCAATTGCGCCAAGTCGCCGCCCAATCCGCTTTTCGCCCCTTGGATCCAGGTTGTGCAACCCAGTAATCCCTAAACTTCTCAAAGCTTTGCAGTACGTCTCCAGACGGGTTTTCTTGCAATGCCCACTTTGCCCAATCGGAAGGAATCTCATCTAGCGAGAAGCGGGAGCCGGAAGGCGACGCGCTCTTTTCTTTTTCTTGGTTCTGGTTCTGGTTCTGGTTCTGGTTCTGGTTAGGGTTACTTGTGGGTTCTTTCTGGAAACCGTCTGGGTTATTTGTGGGTTCCTTTTGGGTTGCTGGACGCCCACCCTTTTTTCCTATTTCACGATTCCGTTTGGCTTTCTCTTGGTAGCGTTCTATTTCCTGATCTGCCCGACTGTTTCTCCATCCATCGTCCGTAAGCTGGAAAAACTCACGCAGTACGGATTCAACGGCCTTCCGCTCGTCTTTCGTTCTGGCCCTAACCAATCTGCAAGCCTCTTGCACATCGCTAGTTATGGGACGTTCAGTGCGGTAATACAGGCGAAGTAACCGCGTGTAGGCCATATCCTCGCCCCACTCCAAATGCGCCGTATCGCTGTCGTAGTCGCCTATATGGTGCGGGTAATGGTTCACTCGTCACCCTCTAAGAACGTGCGCCCGTAATAGCCTTCTGCGATATGCCTGAACCGATTCCTTGCGCTCCCCTCGTCGTCCTCGCCTTTGCGCAAAGACCAGCCCGGAAAGCGGAACACCCTCCACCCCATTTCAAGCAATTCCGCATCCCTCTTTTTGTCTTTGTCGGCGTCGTGAAAAGCCGCGCCATCGCACTCAATGGCAATGCGCCTATCGGGATCGCCAAAGTCCACGAAATAGCGGCCTACAGGGAATTGCGGGTACATCGGCAATCCATAGAGCCGGATGTAATGCCAAGCGTCAGATTCGATGGGTGTGAAGATCAGCCCCCAATCCACGAAATACGGGGAATAGCCCTGCCCCTCTTGCAGTTTGTAAATCTTGCGGATAGCCGCCCACCGTCCAGGACCATCCTTCAGCACGGCTTCAAACAACGCCCGTTGCTGTCCGCGAATCGCGAAATGGTCTGAAAGCCATTCGGGGTATTGCTTCATGCAGCCCTCTCGTATTCAGCAATCTTCGCCTCCAGCATCCTGATCTTTCGCTGCTCCGGGCTGTCTAAAACCGTCAGCAAGCCCTCGGTCTTGTCCTCGTACTGACGGATAGCCCAGTTGCCGCAAAGCCTCTGGAAAGCGCCTCTAAAGCCGTTGGGGAGGTACTTCTTGCCGCTAAGGATGTTGGATAGGTGCGAGACAGGAACCGTGAGCAATCGGGCGGCTTCGTGAAGCGAATATTTCACCCGACGCTTAGACCAGCAGAGCAACACCGCGTCCCCCTCTGACCGGCAGCGATCCACCAGCAGAGCCGAAAGCATCTCTGGCGGCTTGGTGTCGGCAAGGATCGGAATCTCGCGTTGGTTATTCATTTGTCACCCTCGCAAATTCCCCCCACGCAGACATTGCGGCTTGAGCGTATGCGTTGTTTGCTTCTTCGCCAGTTTTGAAACGCCCCAAATACCGGCTTTCACCATTAATCGTTATTGATGCCTGCCACCCGTTCTTATGGAAATAGGCCCCACGAAATTTGCTACGCCGTTTTGCTGCTGCCGTATTCAATTGAGGAGTTGCCACCCTTAAATTGCTGACCCTGTTATCAAGCCCATTTCTGTTGATATGGTCAGCAACCCTCGCATCTCCCTTCTGTAACCCCAAAACAACCCTATGCATAAACAACATTTCGTATTTTTTTAACTGCTTATTCCATGCAGTTCTTCGGGCATATTTAGTGCCGCTTTTTGTATGCAAAACGCGCCACTTCCATTGAGACAAAATTAAAAACCATTCGTCATCAACGAGGGTTTCGTATCCGTGGCCTATTGGGATGGTTCGCATAAGTTCTAGGTGTTACCTATGGCGTTACACGTACTCATAGGCGCAAAATTTTTTCATGCGCTCTTTCCGTAAATGCCCTCAAACGTGACCGGCGACTTTTTCACGATCACTTGCGCCTGTTCGGGCCGTGGGCGGCGTTCCTTCAGCCTCCAGCTTTGGATTGTTCTTTTTGATACACCGAACAGCTTTGCTGCCTCGGCGTCGCCCTTCTGGGTCAGGTATGAAATAAGGTCCATGCCCAGAGTAGAACACGGTTCGTGTACGTTCGTCAATACCCCCCGCACACAAATAGTTGATGGAACCGGAATACGGAGCGTGTTCTAGTGTTGTCTATGGACTACCATCACGAGATCGGGCGGCGAATCGCCCAAGAGCGAAACAAACACGGCTGGAGCTTGGAGGAGCTTTCGCGCCGGACTGGGGGGGTGCTCTCAAAATCCCGCATCAGCAACTACGAACAAGGAACAAGAATGCCGGGACCGCAGGAAGCTAATGCGCTAGCTGCCGCCCTTGGTTGCGATGCAGCATGGCTCATGTGTTTGCAGCAGTCCTTTTCTCGGCAGGAACTGGACTTGATCCGGAACTTCCGGGCCTTGCCTGAACGAGATAGGAACGATTATCAACGCCGCATCCAAGTGCTTGCCCTCGCCTACCGCGAACCGGTGGCAGATGAGCGCCTAGAAGGTTGGGATTCAAGTAAGCCCAAAGCCAGAAAAGCCCTGAAGTCCAAGTAAGGGTAATCCTGAGTCCGGCTCCAGCCGGATTATTTTTTTTCATACCGTACACATTTCGTGCTTGACATGCGTACACGGTTCGTGTTCCAATGTCTCCCATGCGCTGCTACAGCGCTCTAACGGGAGATAGAGATGGCACAGCAAATCAAAGCACCAGCAAAAGCGTGGGGCGAATTGATCTTCAAGGTTGAAGTCGTCCAAGAGACTGAAGACTTGCTCGACAGCTATTCGCTTACTGCTGATGAGTGCGATGCGATCAGAAAAATTCTTCTTGATTCGCAAAAGTCTCTCGTACTCGACAGCGCGCAGTTAAGCGCGTCTGCATTGGAAATGCTTTCAGAAGAAGCCGAAGACGCATCTGTTGTCTTGGCAGATCAGGCTGACGAAGCGGAACCTAACAGCAAAGAAGAGCGACAAATTAAATCGTTTTCAACAACGATGCGGAAATTGTCGGAAGCCCTCGCCAAGGCGCGCGCATGAAGATTTCCCGCACGGTAGCGAATCCCAAGCTTGCGTGGCCTTTCACTCGCACGAAGCCCAAGACGAAACGCGAACAGTTGCGCGACATCCTGAAGTCACTCGGCCCCGCGCCGTTCTAAGGAGGAATCATGGAACAGATCAGCAGCGCAGTCCCCGCAGAAATTGCCGAGCGTCTGAGCGACATGCCCTACACGCTCATTGAAGAAGCAACAGACGAAGCCGCACTGGAAAACGCATTGAAGGAACTGGTCGATGACCTGATGACCTTCGGCCAGTACCCATGGAACGCAACGGGCGCAAGCAATCGCAAAGCCGACCTCGCCGAATTCATCGCAGACAACATGGATGGATTTGACGCAGCCCTTGCACTCACCGCCCACATTAAAGGCGATGTCGAAGCCGCAGAGGATGCAGACAACCGGCTACGGGCAATGCTGATGGATCACTACCGCGATTCGGAACTGGTGCAGTGGATTGCGAGGGAGGACGTATGAAAGACGGAGGCCCGGCATTTCCTAGCAAGTGGCATCCCACTAAAGATGGGTACGAACGAGGGGATTGCGGCATGACCCTACGGGATCACTTCGCCGCGAAGGCGATGCAATTCTGTTCGGCGGGAGACCCCCACGCCAGAGCAAGGCAGGCTTACGAGATGGCCGACGCAATGCTAGCCGAGCGCAGCAAGTGACCGAGTTCATCGCAGTCACCCTTAAATGGATTGGCTTTCTGCTGTTCTGCGGAGGTTGTTTCTGGCTGCTTCACGTTGCCTTCCAGATATCCGACGAGCAGAGAAAGAAACAGGAGAAAGACAATGATCGATGAAATCAAGAAGCTTAGAGAAGAACGGGACCAAGTGGTATCCGCTCTATCCGATCTGCTGGAAGAAATCGACAACCTTTCCGGCATCGAGTTCTCTAAAGACATCCCCGTAAATGAGGCAGAGGACATTTGGCTCAGTGCGCTGACTAACGCACGGTTTGCCCTGCGCGGGAAAGGCCAAGCCAGAGCGCATAAAGAACTCCTGTCGGCCCTGCGCGAAGTCATGGCAGACATTGATTCATCCAAGGCCCGTGTATTGCAGGGTTCAACACGTATGCAAGCTGAACTCGCCCTAGACAAGCATGGAGCCCCGCTGTGATTGACCACCTGAAAGGCATCCAATCTTACCGCGCCGAGCAGGACAAATCCGCTTGGGAAAAGATGATGAAGAACCTCAAGTACATGGCCATCGGTGGCGGGATTGTCGCTTGCTGGCTGCTGGCTTCAGACAATGACTACCGGATTGCAATGGCTGAGTTTCAGGAGAAGGAATCCAGGATCGCAGCAGCCTGCAAAAGAATGGGGAAAGATTCTGTGAGGGACAACGATAACAAGCTGGTGTGCATGGATAGCGCCCCGGCGATTGCTTTAGCGAGGCCCGTCAAATGAACCGTCTCCATGAGCAAATCAACCTTCGCTGCGCCCTAGCTGTAGCCGAAGGAAAGAAAGACGTAGGCCGCGCCTTGAATCAGCTTTACGACCGAATCAGCATCGAAATGGGCTGGATTCGGAGAAGCTTGGGAGCGAAGAAGGGATGGCAAACAAGGAGGCAGAAATGATGGATCAAGCCGCTTTCCACGATGAGCAGCTAAAGCTTCAGCAGGACATTGAAGAAGCTTTGAAACACGCAGCAGAAGGACGGGCGACACGGGATGACATCCAGTTACTCGCATGGGCTGCTTCCGTTCCCGCCCCCAAGGAGATTGAACATGTCTGAGAAATCGAAGTTTGAAGAACTGGCGGCAATTGACGTTAGCGCCAAGATTGAAAAGAAAAACGGGCTTAGTTACCTGTCATGGGCATGGGCTGTAGATACCCTGCTCCGCGCCGATCCGAATGCCTCATGGGAGTACGGAGAACCAAAGCTTTTTGCAGAAACCATGATGGTTTATTGCACCGTCCAGGCTTTTGGCAAATACCGCACGGCGCACCTTCCTGTGATGGATCACAGAAACCAGCCGATCAAAAATCCTAACTCTTTCCAGATCAATACCGCGATGCAACGCGCCTTGGTTAAGGCCATCGCGCTTCATGGGTTAGGGCTGTACATCTACGCAGGTGAGGACTTGCCGCCATCAGACGAAGAAAAGCCCAAAAAAGAACGTGAGCCAATCCCCGCCAAAAACAAGCTTGGAGTTCGCCCAATCAAGGCCGAATCCCCGTTTTCAGAGGATCGGGTTCGCGCCGTTGAAGAAGTGGTGAAAAAGGTTCTCAACTGGATTGGCACCAATGATCTTCAGGACGCCGTGTTGGAAAAAGAGAACCACAAACTTTCGATTGAAGAACAGGTGTTGTTTTGGAGTTACTTCGATAGCAAGCAACGCCGCCTGATGAAAGAAGCGCACGAAGAATTAAAAGCCAAATATCAAACAGAAAAGGAAGCAGCGTAATGGCTAACGAAACAGAATTTGTGAACGGATTGATCGTCAAGGCTCCGAGCGAAAAAGCCCCGGATTTCATCAAGGCGCAAATATCCATCAAGGTTGCCGATCTAGGAATGTGGCTGCGCGAGAAGCACAAGGCCGGGGACGAATGGGTCAACGTGGATGTGAAGGAATCCAGAGGGGGCAAGTGGTACGCCGCTGTGTCCACGTTTAAGCCCAAGGAAGGACAGAAAGCAGCGTCTAAGCAATCCGACGACCTGCCGGACGATTTGCCCTTCTGATGATTACAGACGCCGAAGTAGAGAAGGCTTTGGACTTCATGCGGGACAACGCCACCAAAGCCGCCCAAGCAAGGGCAGACAGGGCTTACGTGGAGGAATTCCGCAAAGTTTTGAAGGGCCAGATCATGCGCGAGAACTCAGCCGCGCCGCTCGGCGCACAGGAAGCAATGGCCTATGCAGATCCGCGTTACCAGCAGCACTTGAAGGCTATCAAGGAGGCTGTGTTTGAGGACGAAAGGCTCCGTTTCATGCTGGCCGCAGCACAGGCAAAGCTAGACGCTTGGCAGACCCAATCTGCGAACAATCGGAAGGGAATATGAAACTCACAGGACAGCGCAACCAATGCCCCACATGCCTTCTGTATTTCAACAGTAACGCGGCATTCGACAAGCACCGCACAGGCGACCACGGAAAAGACCGCCGCTGCATGACGCAGGAAGAAATGGCCGCCAAAGGCATGGCAACGAATGCGCGGGGATTTTGGGTAACGGCATTGAACACGATGGATTTCGCGCATGACTAAATCTTCCTACATGGAGCGCATCCACGAACTACCGTGCGTCATCTGCCTACACAAGCTGCACATGAAGGTTTATGGCGTACACGCGCACCACGCAGGAGAAGCATCAGACCGGAACGATTGGGCTTTAGTGCCTCTTTGCGAAGAACACCATCAAGGCGCTACGGGTATCCACGGAATGCACCGCAGGGGGTTTCATCGGTTCTGGAAGACGAGCGACATCGAGTTACTGGCCTGGACGAATGAAGCACTAGCGAAATACTGATCAACGGGCAGCACCGGGGAAACACATGCCCCTCCCTCATGTGCCGGTGCTTGCCCACCATTTAGGACTGACATGAACCGAAGACAGCAGCAAAGCCGATTCTCCCTATCCGTGATGCTGCTCCTATCCCTATCTGGCTGCGCTTTGCTCTATGCCTCCATAGACGAACATACCCCGCCGCCTGTGGGCTGGCCGAAGATGGTGCCGGAAGTTCACAAAGTCTCACAGCCACGAATGCGGGACGAATGCGCTCCATACACCGGGGCAGGAGTCGTGGGGGGCTGCGCGATTATCGACTTGATGGCGAAGACTTGCGTTATCTGGCTGGACAACGATTTCCCCGTAGATGGCGCAGAAATCCACGAACGGAAGCATTGCGCGGGATATGACCATCCGGGCGGCACAACCATCGCCCGATTGATGAACGAATACCGCACCAAAACATCGGAGGCTAAATGACTGACATCGAAAAGCTGCGGGAGTTGCTGGACGAGAAAGAATATCCGATTGCTGCTGACACGCCGCTTGGACGCTATGCGGTTGAACTCCGCAACGCCATCGGGCCGCTGCGCGCTGACTTGGCCTACTACCAAGCCAAGTGGGAACACGAACTCAGCACGGTTTCAAAACTAGAACGTGAGCGGGACGCGCTGCGAGAGGAAGTTTCCCGACTCATCTCAGCCACGCTGTACGTTCCTAAGTACCAATGGCAATGGTGTTTGAATGGGGAATGGAATTCTGTTGTTTTCAACGTGGTATCAGCGCCAAACGCTTTCAATAGGCTTATGCAGAAATGGATTCTCGGGATTCATTGGAGGAAGATTAAATGACCCCATTTGACCGCGTTATCTGGTCTGCCGAGCAGTGCGCGGAGTATCTGGAGCAGTCCAAGGCTACTTTCCTGAAGCGGACTCAGTACCTACCAGGATTCCCCAAACGCTGCCCTATTCCCGGCCAACCCCGGTGGCCTGCCCTAGCTGTCACCCAATGGGCTTTTACGGGGAATCACGAGCAAATCACGAACGAAGCCCATGCTTCATAGGTAAATATGAGTCCCTTCCTCGGCACCACGGCACGGGCTAACCCCGATGCCGTCATAGACAAAAGTATCCACATAACGGATCATTCGTGGCCTTTTTTGGCATTCTTTCACGAACAGATCACGAATGGCGTCCTTCAAAAAGCTTCCCTCTGGATTGTGGCAAGCCCAGGTTTTCAAGAAGGGCGTTCGCCGGTCTATGGCTTTCCCGAACAAGGGAGCGGCGCAGGCTTGGGCCGGTCAGATCGAAGCCGAGATTATGGCAGGGGTTCGGGGAGAAATACCCGACAAGACCTTTTCCGACCTGTTGGACAGGTACGCAACCGAAGTCTCGGCCCACAAGAAGGGGGCTAGATGGGAGTCTGTCCGAATAGGGCTTCTAAAACGCGATACGCTGGCCTCTGTACGCTTGCGGCGTATAGACGCTACCGACGTAGCCGGATGGAGGGATCGCCGCTTAAAAGCCGTTTCAGAGGCTTCTGTAAGGCGAGAATGGAACCTTCTCAGCCATGCCTGCAATATCGCCGTAAGGGAATGGCGATGGCTGAAAGAAAACCCTTTTCATGGTGTCAGAAGGCCAAAGGGAGGACGGGCGCGTGAACGCCTCCCAACGCAGGCGGAGATGGAAAGACTTGCTAACGCGGCCCATACCCCAACTTTCCAGAAGGTTCTCGCGGCATTCCATTTTGCGACGGAGACGGGTATGCGCGCCTCAGAGCTTTGCGGATTGGAGCGAATCTCTGGAACTGTTGCGCGGCTACATGACACAAAAAACGGTACGGCTAGGGAAGTTCCACTTTCGCCTCGCGCACTGGAGGGATGGCGAAATCATGGCCCATTTCAAATTAGCCCAAGCAGCCTAGATGCCAACTGGAGGAAACTTTGCAAAGCCGCAGGGGTGAAGGATCTGCACTTTCACGATTCCAGGCACGTTGCCATTACCCAACTGGCGCAAAAACTGGACGTTTTGGAACTCGCTAGGATGGTGGGAATGAAAGACTTGCGTGTGCTGATGGTCTATTACAACAAACCGGCTAGTGAGATAGCCAAGAAGCTGTAACTCGCTACACATTGCGAAAACGTGTCGAAATTCGGCCTAATTCTCGACATATTGCGAATTGGGAACGATCATACCCAACGGAGGAATTACGCCTTCCCTTTAATCTTCTCGGCCGACCTGTAGGCTCCCAATCCGAGGATGCCAAAAAGGATCTGCATGGTGATGGTCGTATCAATGGCAGGGAACGGGCCGGAGTAGTTATAAACCACTTGCGCCACAAACCGCGCCAAAGGCTCCAG